TCATTTCCTTTCCATTAAAACCGTAATTAACCGTTCTTTCTCGGCAAGAAGTTCCTCCAAATGTTTGATGCGTTCTTGCAACAAAGCTGCATCACAACCAGCAACAACATTACTATTATTGTTTCCATTAACAGCAACAGAACCCTCACCAGAAGCAACTACCTTGTTGTACTCACTCGAATAATCACTGAAGAAATTATACTCCAACGCTTCACTTATAGCAATCAATCTTTCAGTGTCAATATTGGGCTTCTCAAGTATTCTATTCACATTTTGCTGTGGAATACCAATCCTTCTGCCAAATTCTGATTTTGAAATACCAAGCTCATTCAGCTTCTGTTCGATATTCATACCAATATTTACTCTTTCCAATTTCATAATCAAACACGATTTATATAAATCACAAATACGTTAATTATTATTAATTATATAAATTTTCAAATCAAATTTGATTTAATCAAATCATATTTGATTAAATTTGCACCATAAAGTTAAACAATAAACCATAAACCTCAAAGAAAATGGCAGAAAATCAAGTAAAAGTACGTCCAGCTTTAACGGATTTGAAAGTAGGCGGAGAGATTACTTTCCCCATAGCGAAAACCAAGAGTGTGCGTGCCCAGGCATCTGACCTCGGGTTAATTCTTGACCGCAAGTATCAAACAGAGACTGATCGCGAAAAACGCACCATAACAGTAACCCGATTAAAATAATCCATAAATAACAAAGAAGTAATGAGAAGTATACTAGAATCACTAAGAGATAAAGTTGAGAATGGTTCAATAACAATCAGAGAAGCGGCAATTGCACTACATAAAGCCGGTTGGACAAACTTCATCGACATAAATGCAACCAATGCATTGCTTTTCAATCGTGAAAGAAATCACTAGATAAATACAATGTGTACGTAAAAAATTAAATTATGAATTTCAACAGAGTCACTAAACAAATCGTCGTTTTTGTAGCAGGCTTCATTATGTTCTTCTGCTTACTTGGTATAGCAGGTACCACTGATCGTACAGAACAAATAGTTTATGCTATGCCACAAGAGGCATACGAGGCTATATATCTGAAACTCGGTAATGGATGCACCGACCGCCAAATAGCCGATGAATATATGGCCAATAAACAATATTACGATGCATTGTCACAATAATCAAAGAAAGTAACACTCTATGTTCACACTTGATTTCACAGATAAATCTGTCACTTATGACACATTCATCCACGATGTTGCTACATCAGTGGTTCGAATGCTTGCTGACACACGCAACGATCCCGAAATGGTTAGTCAGCGACAAGCATACGCAATGTTCGGTCGCGGCAATGTGGATAGATGGCGCAAGCAGGGTAAGATAAATCCCTGTAAGCGCCCGGGCAAAGTTGAATATCGCACAGTAGAGTTACGCGTCCTTCAACAAAAACAACAAGACTATTTCAAATGACAACCAGATCCGATAGTGTAGGAAGCACATCAATAGAAAGTAGTAGTTCGAATCTGCTTCGGATCACAAAAGCAAACTGTATTATAAACCTTTTAAATTTTTAATTATGAGCAATGCTATTTCATTGGCTAAAGAGTTGCAACAAATGAAAGCAATTGACGTAATACGCAATGAACGTGTACGTAGCCAGTTTATCAGCGTGTATAATTCCATTTGGAAAGAAGGCGGAGAAAACGTCTATGAACGTGAAGCTATTTACTTCAACCAGCAGTTACGCGACAAAGATGAGTTGCGCTTATGCTCCGGAACATCTATCTTCTATGCGTTTATCGACCTTGCTGTCAAAGGTATCACATTGGCTCCTGGTGCGCAAGCACTGTGTTATCTTCTTACCCGTAACTGCAAAGTGGGAGTTGATTCAAACGGCAAAGAAGTTTGGGAAAAAGTATGCAGTCTCGCTATCTCCGGATATGGAGAGCTGGCACTGCGTGCAAAAGTTGGACAGATACGCCATGCCGACAATCCAGTTATTGTCTATGACGGAGATAGTTTTGAATATGGAGAGAAGAACGGAGTGAAGATTGTCAATTATATGTCTGCATTTCCTCGCAAAAGCGACCGTATTGTTGCTTGCTTTGTCAAAATCACACGTGCAGATGGGTCAATTGACTATTCTGTTATGACAGAAACCGACTGGAAACGGTTACAAGGTTATTCAGAGAAACAAAATTCCTATAAAGACCGCCGCACCGGAGAAACTGTAGTGAAAAGCAATGCACTCTACAATATCAATGGGCAGATTGATACCGGCTTCCTCATTGCCAAATGCATCAAACACGCTTTCAAGACTTATCCTAAAATCAATATCGGCAAAGGGTCCGTCATGGAATCCGACATCATTGATAACCCACAAGGAAGTTTCGATCCTTACAGTGGAATTGATACCACACAACCCGAACCACAGGAAAAGCAAGAAGAGCAGCATTTTGCACCTCAACCTGACATGTCGGCAGGGGTAACTATTGACCCAGCAAGTCAAGGAGATAACGATGATACTTTCTAACCTTAATACATTGTACATATGTCTTCAGAATTAGCAATCATCAAGCAGGAAAATATACAGACCATAGTGTCTGCTGCTCCACAATCATATAATGACAATAAACTGTCATGTGAAAGATGTATCAGTGCCGGGCAATCCATACTCAATACCATTACAACTAATGGTGGAATGACTGACGAACTTGATAAAGAGGCAGCTCTTTTCATCGAAAAAGCACGTAAAACAGTCAAGAAGATGAACGAGAAACGTTCGCCTGTCACAAAACTTTTTGATGACATCCGTCGAGAGTTTACGGTAATAGAGAATGCTATTGACCCCACCAAAGTTGATACTATCCCCTATAAACTCCAACAATACCGTAACCAATATGCAGCAAAGAAACGTGCCGAAGAAGAAAAACGCCGTCAGGAAGAGTACAAACGTCAACAAGCGGAACAAGCCCGTGTAAAATTGAGACAAGACATTGAAGGGGATTTTAAGGCACAATTCCAAACATATCTCAATCAATCCATCAATTGGCTCACTACAAAGGATAACAGTGTTACGCTCGAGAACTATAACACAGTGTACAGTGAGGTAAAGAACTTTTCGGCTTCTCTTCCTGCTGACTGGTTAAAGAATCTCCATACTCTTATCCGTATACCTGGCAATGTTTCGGTAGACGAGCTTCGACAAATTGAAACTGGCACAAAGGAACGCCTTGGTAAGCAATTTACCGAACAATACACTGCAGAAATCCAAGACAACAAGGATTTCATTCTTGACCGTCTGCCCTCAAAAAAAGCAAACCTCGAACGCATGGCACAAGCTGATGCGGCCGAAGCTGCACGTGTCAAAGCTGAAATGGAAGAACGCCAACGCAAGGAAGCCGAAGAGCGAGAGGCAGAACGCAAACGCAAAGAAGAGGAAGAAAAGCAAAAGGCGGAAATGGCACGCCAGCAAGCTGAAATGAACGGATTATTTTCTGAACAGGCTTCTATGCAGAATTATCAGCCCAAAGTAAAAGTCACTCAAAAAATAGAGTTACTTAATCCTGAAGGTATCATGCCAATACTCTCAATGTGGTGGAGTAAGGAGGGGTGTACACTTTCGGTTGAAGAGTTGAGTAAGTTATTCAAGAAACAAATTACGTTCTGTGAAAAACTGGCTAACAAGGATAGTGTCTATATTGAAAATGAGAGTGTACAATATATTGACGATGTGAAAGCAAAGTAACCATGAGTCACAATCCCGATACATATTATAGTCGTAGTGAGGTTAGTAACTCTGACCTCACCGAACTAAAAAACATTCTCCATCCTCGGATGCAATTCGGTGATAAGGAAGCTGCATTTCGTTTCGGCTCGTTGGTAGATGCAATTATTACTGAACCTGCACGAGTAGACTACTACCGCCTGACAGTAGATGATGAACAATATACCGAAGATGAGTTCCGGCATGCACAAGAAATGCTAAAGGCTCTTCGCATGGAAGCACGCCGTGATGAGTTTCTTTTTAAAGTGCTTGGATATGCCGAAACACAGCGTTTCATGGTAAACACACAACAACAATTTACTTATTGTGGTTTCCCCTTTTCGCTTGATACACGATGTAAGTGGGATTGGTGGCTCGGTCTTTTCGGCGGTGATCTTAAAACCACATTTGCCTCAACACAACAACAGTTTGAAGAAGCGATTGACTTCTTCGATTGGGACAGGAGTCGTGCTTGGTATATGGACATTGCTGGTTCCAACCGTGATTTCATTTATGCTATCAGCAAAAAGAACTGCAAAGTATTCAAGAAGTTCATCAATCGGGATGATAAGGTCTACAACCGTGGACGCGAGAAATATGAAGAATTGGCTTTCCAGTACTGGTGTTTAACTCCACAAGACAATTAACAATGGATATATATTGCAAAGTAACTCAATATGGATTAGTTCCTCTGTATAATACAGACCTCGAACTAAAGAAACACTTGAAGATTGGTAATGTAGTCAAGTGCAAGGTTAGCAATCCCCGCAATTATGAGCACCACAAGAAGTTTTTCGCTTTGGTACGCCTTACTTTCGACAATTTGCCCCTGCCATTAGTCGAAAAGTGGCACATACATAATGAACAGGATATGCTTCGCCGATTCAAACGTGACCTTGGCTACTTCACTAACACTCTCAACGAATATGGTGAACATGAAATAGAGTATCTCAGTATATCGTTTGCCGCCATGGAACAACACGAATTTGAGAAATTCTATAACCAATGTATTGACCTTGTTCTCAACAAGTATATCAAAGGTATTGACAAAGATGATTTAATCACAGAAATAGAAGAATTCAAATGAAATCGCAAGTAGGACAATATCATTACATTCTACACGGACGAGGATTCCGTATATACCGCTATACAGAGGTGACAGATAGTTTTCAGTCATCATCTCCGGTACTTAGCGAGCCAATCTTCTACGACCGTGAAAAAGCAAAGAAACGTGTTTACGAACTTAATGGATGGAAATACAACAATGAACGGACTCAAACATCATCTGCGCGTTGAACCATACGACTACCAACGTGAAGGTATAGTTTATGGACTGAAACACCGCCGTCTTATTATCGGTGACGAACCGGGATTAGGAAAGACATTGCAAAGTATCGGCATTGTTGATACAGCCAATGCATATCCTTGTCTTGTTATCTGCCCGTCCTCGCTCAAAATTAACTGGCAACGCGAATTCGAGAAATTCACAGATAAATCTGCAGTCGTTCTTGACAATGCTGTACGTACGACATGGAATTACTTGTTATCTATGGGAGTGCATCAGGTAGCAGTAGTAAATTACGAAAGTTTGCGCAAATATTTTGTTTGGGACATCAAAGCGGAAAGTAAGCAGTTCCGTCTCAAAGATGTTGTATTCTGTCCTCAAATACAGATGTTCAAATCAATCATCATCGACGAAAGCCATCGTGTGAAAGACCCGTCTGCACAGCAAACAATCTTTACCAAAGGTTTGTCTGTTGGCAAGGAATGGATAATACTCCTGTCAGGTACCCCCGTTGTCAACCGTCCGGAGGATTTGATAGCGCAACTTTCTATCATGAACAGATTAAACGACTTTGGCGGTCGCGGAAAATTCATAGCTGACTATTGCACTGACCTGAAAGACAAGGATGCGGAACCGGCTGTACCACTTTCCGAACTATCTCGGCAACTCTATGATACTTGCATGATACGCCGTGAAAAAGCAAAGGTACTTCCCCAGCTACCTGACAAAACACGAGTAGACCTGTATGTCGATATATCCAACAGTGCCGAATACAATCTTGCAGCTTCCGATCTCGCTACATACCTACAAGAATATACAGAATGTACAGATTGGGAAATACGCCGCAAGATGCGTATGGAAGCACTTGTGAAGTTCATGACACTTCGTTCCTTAGCCACCAAAGGGAAAATAGCACAAGCTGTTGACTTTATCAAGACATTCCTTGACAGTGGCAAAAAACTGATTGTGTTCTGCTCGCTTCATGAGATTGTGGATGAACTACAAAGGGTATTTCCGAAAGCCGTCACGGTTACAGGGCGCGATAGCGCAATAAACAAACAGGCTTCTGTGGATGCTTTCCAAAACAACCCAAATGTGCAGCTCATCATCTGTTCCATTAAAGCAGCCGGCGTTGGTCTCACACTCACAGCTTCCTCAAATGTAGCCTTCATTGAACTTGCATGGACATATGCAGATTGCTGTCAATGTGAAGACCGTGCACACCGTATAGGGCAAAAGGACAATGTAACCTGTTATTATCTGCTTGGTCGTGGTACAATCGACCATACGATATACTCTCTTATTCACCGTAAGAAATCCATCGCATCCGAGATTATGAACTCTGACGATGATATTCCGACCGATGAAATGTATTTCAATGAATTGGTCAAATCATTCTTAACAGCATCGGGATAATGGAAGTATGCAAAACAGATATGCAGAAAATTATCAAATATCTTGATGATGCTGCAATAATGTATGACAATCATCCCGGACAACGTAATGTATGTCGCGCATGGGTAATAAGACAACTAATAAAAAAACTGAATAAAAAATTAGTAGTAACCAATAAATAAAGTAATATGAAAACCTGCTTCGATGTAATATTTGTGATTTTAAATGTCATCCTCTTTGCTATTAACTTTCATTGTACCTTAGAATCCAATTCATTTAAGTCATGTACCTATGCCATCTTAGGAATGACTTTTGCCATTGCAGCTATAATTCTAATCGTAACAAATAAATAACACTGAAATGAGCTTAGATGATTTTTTAGAAAAGTTTGAAGAAGCATTAGACCAATGCGACAGAGATGAAGACGTCAATGTCACTATACAAGTTCCACCTGGAACAAAATGTTGGGAAAACTCTTGGACTCAATTTGAAGTAAACTGCATCAGTACTGATGGAACTACAATTTATTTACAATGTTCATAGTTGAATAGAATATGAAGAAAATAGATTTAAACAAGTTAAGAGACAAAGCATATAAAACCGCTTGTGAACATGGCCTCCACGATCAAGAATTGAGTAACGAGCACTGTCTTTGCCTTGTAATATCCGAACTCATGAAAGCTGTGGAAGCCGATAGAAAAAGAAAATACTTCAAAGGAAAAATAATGTTTGAACGTGATTTTAATCTTTACTCTGCATTAGTAGAAGAGAACGTACGTTATAGAAATGCCTTTGAAAAACATATCAAAGATACAGTAGGAGATAAGTTAGCTGATACTGTAATCCGCTTACTGGATTTGGCTGGATTGCGAAATCTGAATCTTAACAGGTTTGCACTTGTCAATGTGGTATCCAAGAAGAAAACCTTTACGGAGAATATTCATTCCATTGTAAAAGATATTACAAATTATAAATACACATTGGAAGAGCTGGTTAATTATGCGATTACACAAGTATTCGTATTGTCGGATATACTTGATATTGATTTGCTCTGGCACATAGAACACAAAATGAAGTATAACGAACTCCGTGAAGATATGTACGGGAAGAAGTACTAACCCACAGAATAAATAAATGCTATGGATAAATTTTATATGGTATTTGTAGAAGGATGCGCCACGCCTACCTACAAACATGAGAATTTGGAAAGCGCCGAAAATGAAGCGAAAAGACTTGCCACTCTTCTTAAGAAGAAAGCATACGTTTTATGTACAATAAAATCAGTTGAAGATACTCAGTACAAAATAGAGGATTGTAGACCTAACGGAAGTGATTTACCATTTTAATAAAAATACAGCAATGAAAAAAAATGAAATCGTTGAACACGTCATCAACAATACGACTATTAGTCGTTCACAAGCTATTCAAGCCGTAGATTGTGTTTTTGATGCTATTGAAAATTCTCTTTGTAGAGGTGAAAGTGTTTATATCCGTGGTTTTGCCACAATTAAGGCATACACCTCCAAAAGAAAGAAAGCACGGAATATTAGCAAGGGAACAACAGTTGTTATTCCATCTCAACGCTCTGCTAAGCTCATCATTAGTAAACAACTTAAAGCTCAAATGAACAGATGATGCACACATGGTTTGAATGTAAAATCCGTTACGAAAAGGTAATGGAAAACGGAATGAACAAGAAGGTTACAGAACCTTATCTTGTCGATGCACTTAGCTTTACAGAAGCCGAAGCACGAATCATCGAAGAAATGACCCCATTTATCTCTGGAGAATTTACTATATCAGATATTAAACGTGCCAACTATAGTGAACTTTTCCCCAGTGACGAAGAAAGTGCCGACCGCTGGTTCAAATGCAAACTTATTTTCATCACGCTGGATGATAAAAGCGGTGCGGAAAAAAAGGCTTCCACTCAAGTATTGGTACAAGCTGCCGACTTGCGTGATGCAGTGAAAAAGCTGGATGAAGGAATGAAAGGAACCATGGCAGATTATCAAATTGCATCTGTTGCTGAAACCGCTATCATGGATGTTTACCCGTATTCTGCCGAAGAATCCATAACAGATACCATCAGCGAAAATGCCAACTCCCCTATTGTACGCAATTTCATCCAATCACTTCCTGAAGGTTGTAAGACAACAATAACAGTTGGAGGAAAGAAAGTCGTAGTCGACAAAACAGGAAAGGACACCATTGTTACACCTAAAAATGAAAACAGCCATGACATTGGAAGAGATGCTCTCAAAGGAAAGAAAACAAAAAAAGAAGCAAAAACATAACGATGAGGAACACCGCATACAATGCGCTTGTGTAAAATACTTCAATTTGAGGTATCCGAAGTTGAAAGGTCGACTATTCGCCGTACCAAATGGTGGTAGACGTGATGCTGTAACAGCATCAAAACTTAAAGCCGAGGGTGTAATAGCCGGTGTATCCGACCTGATCCTATTGAAAAGCAATCGTGATTACGGTGCGCTACTCATTGAAATGAAAAAGAAAGGTGGCTATCAATCCCCATCGCAAAAACAATGGCAAAAGATGATCTGTGAAAACAGAGAATACAAATATGTTGTATGCCATTCGCTAGATGATTTCATTCGTGAGGTGGATGAGTTTCTAAAAAATGCAGAATTATGGGACGAAATGTAAAAAAAGGGCTCGACTATTTTCCTTTTGATGTTGACTTTTTTCAGGACATAAAAATAAGGAAACTGATCAAGTATCAGCGTGGCAAGGCTGTCACTGTATATGCTCTCCTGCTTTGTCTTATCTATAAGAATGGGTATTACATGTTGTGGGACGAAGAGTTGCCCTTCATATTATCGGAACAAACCGGTTTTGAAGAAGCGTATATACAAGAAGTCGTCAAATGTTGCCTGGCACTAGGGTTGTTTTCTAAAGAACTCTTTGATAAGGAAAAAGTTCTCACTTCAATCGGAATACAAGAACGCTATAAACGAATATGTGATGATTGCAGAAGAAAGTGTGAATTTTCAGAGTTTAATCTTATTTCTTCCGAAGATAAACGCATTTCTTCCGAAGAAAAGCCCAAAAACTCCGCAGAAAGTACACAAATAAAAGAAAAGGAAATAAAAGAAAAGAAAATACCTCCTCAAACTCCCCCTAACGGGGTCGTTTCGTCGGACAGAGGAGGAAGAATAACTTCGTCTCCTTCTTCTGAAAAATATTTTGATATTAAGGCAGAATTGCGTGGTAAACCGGGTATAACAGAAAATGACATATGGGAAGCTATGCGCCTTGCCGAAAACGGTAAAGAATCATCTATCGGCACGGGACTCATCAAGCAATGGTTAGATAATCCCTCAATGTGTGACTTCTATATAATCATCCAAAATCTACAGAGAATGGAGCGTGAAGGACAAATAAGGGTGATGTCTCATGAAAACTACTTTGTGTATGTTTTTCTGCTAATGAACCTGACAAAATCCGATGCTGATTCAGTTCGCCTATATATCCAAGACCCGACACTGTTCGAAGAATGTAAAAAGCTGATTGCCGAAATTAAAAAAGGCGGCATCAACCAGCCCGGCAGATTCTTGCTCAAAAAGTTGAGAGAATGTCAAATGAGTATTAATAAACAAAATCTAAAATGAAATTAGTTCATGGCAGTTTATTCAGCGGCTTTGATGCCCCTAGCGTTGCAGCTTCATGGATGGGCTGGAAAAATGCCTTTCACTGTGAGATAAACCCTTTTTGCAATGAGATACTAAAATATTGGTTCCCCAATTCTGAACATTATGAAGATATTACCAAAACAGACTTTAGTCAATGGAAAGGAAGAATCGATGTCCTCACAGGCGGATTTCCTTGCCAGCCTTTCTCCCTCGCAGGTCAGAGAAAGGGAGCGGATGATAACCGTTATCTCTGGCCACACATGCTCCGTGCTATACGAGAAATCCGACCCGCTTGGGTTATTGGTGAAAACGTTGCTGGAATCCTCACAATGGTTCAGCCCGGCAAGGAGACTGAAGTGGGAAGCCAAACCTCTCTTTTCGGAGAAGATAACCGAAAAAGAATATTGCTACGACAAGAGTATGTTGTCGAAACCATCTGTAAAGACCTTGAGCGAGAAGGATATTCCGTCCAACCGTTGCTTATTCCGGCTTGTGCCGTCGGAGCGCCCCACAGAAGAGACAGGGTATGGCTTGTTGCCCACTGTGCAGACTCAAGGACTGAAGATGTGCGACGAGAACGGGAAGACAAGGTTCTATCCGATGGAATTGCTCCCGACACCAATGGCAAGCGATGCAACAACCGGAGCGATAATTGGAAAGAACGACCATTTTATTACAACAGGAAACGGAACTCCGAGGAAGATCAATCAAAACGGGATAAACGGAAGTGTAGGACTTGCAAGAATGGTTCAGTTGCTTCCGACTCCCAATGCTCGGGAAGCGGACAAATACAGCAAAAAATACAATCCAAACAGTCAGATGGGAACAGCTCTGACCGCAATGGCAGTGAATGGGATGTTACCTACTCCGATACGTCGAGATTATCAACCCTCCGTCTCCCCTCAAACACTGAAACGGAAGGATGGAAAGATGAGAACGGACAGCCCCTGCAATCTTCCAGTAATGCTAGGGGAACATTGCTTACAGAATGGTGGCAGAACTTCCCAACTCAATCCCCTGTTTGTCGAGGAAATGATGGGGTTCCCTTTAATGTGGACAACCTTACCATTCCTTTCACAAAATGGAGACAGGAATCAATTAAAGGATATGGAAACGCCATAGTTCCGCAGGTGATTCTTGAAATTTTCAAAGCGATTGAAGAAATAGAACAATTAGAGTAAAACAAAGTAGATATAAACTAAAATGTACCTCCGTCGATTGTTATTGATTCAATCTCTCCATTAGTATCTTTTTTAATATTAAGAGCTTTTTCAAGATTGGAAATTTGAGTCTTTAATTCCTTATTGCCTTTATAAGACTGATATGTTCTGTAAATAGTTATTGCAGTAGAAAATAAAATGCCCCCAATGGTAATATATACGCACTTAATAAACAGACCTAATACGGATATTAATAACGAGACCGACAAAAGGAGAAAAAACACTTTATAAGTTTTTATAAATTCCATAAATATAAGTTTTTAATGATGAGTGGCAAATATACGAATAATTATGATAATTGCATGGTTTTCTTGCGGAGTAACATCCGCAGTCGCTTGTAAGATAGCGTTGAGTCTGTACGAAAATGTACAACTCTACTACATTGAAACTGGCTCCGGTCATCCTGATAATACTCGCTTTCTTGCAGATTGTGAAAAGTGGTACAATCAACCTATCCACATTATCCGGAGTGATAAGTACTCCTGCGTGTCTGATGTATTGCGAAAAGGGTATATTAACGGCGCGCATGGTGCAGCTTGCACTCTCGAACTGAAAAAGAAAGTTCGGTATAAGTTAGAAAAGGAACTTGGTTCTTGGGACGGACAAGTTTGGGGATTTGATTACGATCCAAAAGAGATTAACCGGGCTATCCGATTAAAGCAGCAGTACCCGAACACAAAGCCAGTATTCCCGCTTATTGAAAAGCAGATTACAAAGCCGGATGCAATGGGTATGCTTTGGAAAGCTGGGATTAAACAGCCTGTAATGTATTCGATGGGTTACAATAACAACAACTGCATCGGTTGCGTGAAAGGTGGTATGGGATACTGGAACAAGATACGGAAGGATTTCCCGGATGTATTCAATGAGATAGCGCAGATTGAACGCGATGTAGGTGCAACATGCCTAAAGGATAAAGACGGTCGCATCTTCTTGGACGAACTACCAACATGGCGAGGTGATCCAGTGGAAGAGATTATACCGGATTGTTCTCTTATCTGCCAGATAGAGTTTCAAGAGATACTTGATCGACAGGTAGAGCGAGTTTTGAAAGGAGAAATTAGTATTAACGATGTAGCCTAATTAGGCTCAAAACAAGAATAGTAATGAATAAAACTCAAAAGGAATTGTTAGCAAGGCTTATGACTGTCACAAATAGCCTTGGAGGATCGCTTGACGGAACTGCGACCTGTGAACAAAAATATATTGATAGACAACGTGCTCACATGCTCTCATACAAGGTCATATATGGTTTATTTGGCGATAATCCTAATAATCCATATCGTGAAGATGATATAAATAATGCCTATAAAGCTATTGAGGAAATGGAGAAACTGGAACAAAAGGTATATCCTGACCGGAGTGGCTTTTTGAAGGATGAAGAAAAATAATAACACTAAAAATCAGATACAGAAATGAAACTATTGAATGATTTTTTATGGTGGTTGTCTGTTGGTGGCATACTAAATCGTTATTGGTCTGCAATTGAATATGCTTGTTGGGACAAGAAAATATTGCAATCTGATTTCATCAAACAAATGGATGTTAACAAGCCGGAAACTCTATTTGATTTGCCTATAAAGTGTGGCTTTAGCTTCTTCAAAGAAGCTAAAGAAAAGTATATTAATTATTTAAAAGAAAACAAGAAAGGAACTAAAGTATGAAAAGTCTAGGAACACCCCAGCATATCATGTGGCTTACTTACCTTGATTGTAAGAAGCGAACCAAGAAGGAAATAAAGTTCCCGAAAGAAACAAAAGGTATTTCGCATGATGAAGAACTAGTACACTTTATGCTAGAGAATAGCAGTATCACTGAAAGGCAAGGTGAGCGTTCTTATCATCGTGTGTATGATGCGATAGATGTTATATGTAAGCAACTTTGCCCCGGTCACTGGTGTACCCGCACGCATTGCAAAAATTACAGCCGTAGACACGCATACAATTGCAATAAGACACGCCCAACAGTCTGCAAGGAGTATAAGGTTTATATGGAGAAAAAGAAACTACGTGAAGAAAAAGAGAATGTCTAGCCTAAAATAAATAGGTATGAGTGGAAACAAAGATAAATTAATAGCTTTCAATTATTTCGGAGGTAAGTTTACCTGGTTAGAATATTTATATAAATATTTTCCAGATAACTTTACTCATTTAGTGGATCTCTTCGCTGGAAGTATGGTAGTATCTCTCAATTATAACGGTAAAGTGATTAAAACCGCCAATGAGTTAAATGCAGATATAACAAACTTCTTTGCAGTTTTAAGAGATCATGAACCAGAACTTATCAGGTTATTACTCTTAACCCCCTGTTCCGAACTTGAATACAAAAATTCATGGGAACCATCTGCAGATAAAATAGAGCAAGCCCGTAGGTTTTATGTTCGTGTCAGACAATCCTTCTTTGGTCTTGGAGCACAACGAAAAAATAAAGGATGGCACATGGCAAAGAAGCATGTTAATTGCCAAGGTGGGGAAACCGTATCTCGCTGGAACAATGCTATTGAAAAACTACATGAGGTAGCAGAAGTTATCAGATCCAACTTTCAAATTCTGAATTTAGATTATTCTGCTTGTATTGACAAGATCGACTTCCCCGGAGCTTTCTTTTATGTTGATCCACCTTACCCACTTGAATGCCGAGCTTCCTCGAAGGATTATAAGTTTGAATTTTCAAACGATCAACACCGAGAACTATCCAGACGGTTACATTCTATTAGAGGAAAGGCAATGATAAGTAGTTACGATTGCCCTCTTATGCAAGAATTGTATGGAGATTGGACTATGATAAAGTTTCCCAAAAAGAAAAACAATATTAGATCCGGTGAAGTACAAGAAGTGATTTGGATAAATTATAAACCAAGATCTACTCAAAGTATTTTTGAGTAGGTTCAAAACAAGAACAGATATGAGCAGAACTCCTAAATCAAACAGAGTCTGGAATAAACAAGAGAAACAAATAGTTAGGCTTCTTTATCGCAAAGGGCTTTTATCAAATATGCCTAATTTATATTGGGCGTCATATAGAGAGACAGGAAAGCGGTATAAAAACAAAGGTTCATCTTTTATCTGGCGTGGCTATCTTGATGAGGTTTATTATTGTACTTGGAACTATTGGGGAGAATGTGACGAACATCCTTTAATTGATGAAATTATAGATAATCTGATAGAAAAAGGTATTCCTGATAGCGTCTTTGAAGATTGCGGATATGATTATTACAAAGCCATAAAACATTCTTCATTTCAATACAAAGGGCGCAGGTGGTTCATTAAATATCTTAAAGGACTTCCTACTGTTAGATGTGATTCAAAGATAAATAAATTGTTGAAAATTAATGATTAAATATGAGCAAGAAAATGATTAGCCCTTATGGTGTAAAAGTAAACATGGTATGCGCCAGTTGTGAATACTGTAAAATGCAGAGGGTTCCAGCACCGACTTATTGGAGAAACAAATGTCTCAAAAATAATAAATGGCTTACCAATACAAGTTCTTTTTGTGATTCTTATAAAATGGGAGAGTTCTTTGTAGCAAGAGGCTATCAAGAAATCAAACAATAATCCAAATAAAATAAAGAAATGAAAGCAATAACAATAAAACAACCGTGGGCCTCTTTGATAGTCCACGGTTTTAAAAACATCGAGAACCGTACTTGGGCGTGTCCAGAGAAATACATAGGGCATAGAGTGTTAATCCATGCAAGTGGAAAACCTGTAGAAATGAGAAATCCCAATAGTGTATTTACAAAAACTCAATGGGATAGTCTGCCTGTTGAGTTTCAACGAAAAATAATATGTGCAGAGGACATTGTCAATTCTGCTATCATTGGAAGTGTGGAAATAATTGGATGCTCAATCAATCATCCTTCTAAATGGGCAGAGAAAACAGATGCTAGTAAAGGCTATTATGAAAATCCTATTTATAACTGGATATTAGCTAATCCCATATTATTTCCAGAACCAATACCGGCTAAAGGTAAACTATCTTTTTGGGAATACGATAAAATTCAGGAACCCGTGTCAGATGGCGACCACAATGTTTGCATGTGTCGTATATGTGTTGATGAAAAAGTTCAGGTGATGAGTATGGGAAAATATTTCGTATGTAAATATTGTGGTGGACGTTGGTACAAGTAAATTCAAATCAATATAAGTATGAACAAAAAAGAAATCATACAAGCCATTAGAACCTTTAAGAAAGTCCTAAAAAAAGGTAGTCCTAAAACTGTATGGAACTCCTGTTGCTGGGACATTCACAAAAAGCGATATACTGTTGATGAGATAGCTGCCCGTTTTTTGCGGAGGAAAGGTTATAATGTACAAATTGACATATCCGATAATACAGAATGTCCCTCTTATTCGTTCGGCTACATACGATTCTATCGTTATGTGAGAATCTGTTTTAACCAATATCAAAACAAGAAATAATGAGAAAAATGCTATTAATATGTGTTATTCTTGCTCTAACAGTAGGATGTAACACAAAGAAAGTCCCATATGTGACTTTCAAGAGAGAATATAAAGAAAACCGCTTTACAAAACAATTTCAGGAAGCGGATTCGATGTTTAAAGAACAATACAAATATAAGAAATAATGGATGCAAAAACACTCTTTACCAAAGTTGTCCAGATGCGCAAAGCGCAAAAAGAATATTTCAAATGTCGTACTCAAGCTAATTTACGAATTTGCAAAGCACTCGAAGCCGAGATTGACCGAGAGATTGAACGTGTTAATAGCATCATCCCTCCTCCCAAACAACCGGAACAAAAGAATTTATTCACAGATTAAAACCAATAGATTATGAATTCAACAGTATTAAAAGAAATCATTGCGTTCCTCTTCGGACGCAAATATTATGCCAATATTGTAGCTACCAAAGGTACAACCAAACAAGAAATCTGTTCTTACATTTTTGCAACAAAAGAAGCCGCTAACCGGCATCGATTGGAAATCGAAACAACCTTATCGTTTACCTTTGTCGAAACGGTTACCTTTCGTTCGCGTCGAGTGCATCTCAATACGTCAGTAAAAAGTTAAACTACAAAAGCTAATCATTCATCATACTTTCGTACTATGATTATCAGTAAGTTAAAATTATGGTGGCAATCACTGCTGTATTATGTGATTGCCGATCCTACAGACAACTCTATAACGCTTTCCAAACGCTTGTTCTTGCATATCAAGAATAATGCCAGGAAGAGTGATGCAGCGCGTGTATTCGTTTTCCGTATTTCCGGAAATGACACATTCGGTTTTTCTATCAATCCAGATATTAAACAACCAACCCAAATGTGTGATATTCAATACAACGACAAGTATAAATGTATAGGATTTGAAACGCTCTGCCCGTCAGTTGGTCGCATTCTTTATGAATATGGATTATCTGATAGTTGCCGGATTAAATTGTCCGTATCAATTCAGAAAACTCCACAAGGAAAAACTTATTATAAATTCGACAAGCCAAATGCAAAGTATATTAGGAAACACCCGAAAAGCTGATATCACCTTTTACGCATCAGGAAGGATAGATATTAGTGCTCGCGTCGCAAAACATCTCCAGCTCTCACGCGGAGATGTTTTGGACATAATGATTGACCAAGATGAATTTTACCTTTACGTTAGACTTCGTTCACCAAACGGGAGGCATGAAGCAATGGTATTCCCAACAAATAAGGCAGGAAATCATTTCAGAACTTCATCAAGCAGACTTTGTACAGCAATTCTCCAAGAATGCAAAACAACAGATAAAGTAAAATTATGTGTAGGAGAACCAACGGAAAACGAATACGGTAAACTATTACCAATTATCACTAAATACCTTTTGTAATATGATAAAAGAGATTAAGTACAATGGATATTCTGCCAATCCATCAGATTACGAATGTGCAGATGGTGACTTGTCAGTTGCAATGAATCTTATTCCTGAAGATGGAGTATTAAAAGGCATTCAAAAGCCTCAATGTTTATTCACTCTCCCACAAGGGAAAAAAGTAATATACATACACAACATCTCGGTATATAAACATTACATAATTTACGATACAGAATTCGCCGCCTTACAATGGTTATCCTCTAACGACACTGATAAGCAACCCGAAGATATAGTATCTATTTCTGGAGAACTCTATCAGGTAACATCACTTGGAAACACATTAATCATACTCACTTCTGAGGGCATAATTTATGCCCTCTACAAGTCAGGAACCTACGTACTCATGGGAAGTAATCCGGTATTTCCATCGCTCTCCTTCCGACTAAAAGCATCTATGGGAAACTCTGATATGTTATCTGCTAGTTTCCCCGGTTTTAGTATGGGGGGAATTATGGGACAGTATCTTCTCTCACCAGAAGCTAGCCAAGCTGTAAGAGACACCGTTCTGGCATATACCAATAAATATACCGCCGATGCAAAAACAGCAGGGTCATTCCAATATCCGTTCATGATAAGATATGCTTACCGTATGTACGACGGAACACTCAACTACATTTCACCTCCAATTAAAATCTACCCGTCATACGGCATACCTTATCTCATACATTATACAGGTTATGAAATGAATAATGGTCTATACACCAAATTCAATATGGTCGTATCATATGTTGCATCAAAATTATATTATGAGATAACAAACATTGATGAAGTAAAAGAATCCATATCCGAATGGGGAGAATTAGTTAGAAGTATTGATATATTCATCACTCCCCCACTCTATACAGTCGATCAGGATAATATGTGTAAATCAATATCTCCATACGGATTTTTGGGACCTTTTGGCGGTTCTGGTGCATTTTTAGAGTATTGCGCTAATTCCGGAAATGAAAATGTTAACGGGAAATTAATATATCGGCTTCACAACGCACGTGAATCAATCAATACTGACTCTTTATTTTTTGGAATGTCAGGTAAATCACTTGTAGATGATGACTCTTCATTACCTTTCTACCTTATCTCTTCCATTGACGTAAAAAAAATACAATCAGGAGAGAACATTGTTTCTATTGAAAATGGGGCTCTCAATTCACTTGAGGCAAAAGAAGTAATGGAGGGTGACAGCAATTTAACCGGAACAATTGTTGCTAAGTATGCATTTCCATACAACGCACGCCTAAATCTGACTGGAGTAACTATTATCCCTCCGACATTCCCACTTGAATCTTGTTTTCAATATGCTAATGGAGAGTATGATAACGAAACTAAAAAAGCCGTTGAGAAAACATATTCTTATAAAGCATACATCTTCATTGAAGCCGAGAAACGAAAAGTTATGGTACAGTTTCTTTCCGGTATACCAATGAATATAGTTAATCCATACTTCTTTTATCCCAATATCAATGCAAAAGAGCTTATTATTGAGCGTATAGATAACAATGGAGTAAAATCCTATTCATATAGCAAATTACATAAACATGAAACACTTAACGGAGTATACGGAAGTATCAACACAAGTTTCTCTAGTACCCCCGATATGAGCCTTATTACTGATACAGAAATCGGAATCCCATATCTAAATAAAATATATACTTCTGATGTAAACGATCCTTTTTCATTTCCCGCTCTCGGAGTCTGCACTGTTGGAACAGGTACAATCATTGGACTCAGTTCAGCCGCAAAGGCTTTATCACAAGGCCAATTTGGTCAATTTCCTCTTTACTGTTTCTCTACTGATGGAATTTGGGCTCTCGAGGTTTCTTCTACCGGTTCCTATTCTGCCCGCCAGCCTATCACACGTGATGTGTGTATTAATTCCGATAGTATAACCCAGATTGATAATGCTGTACTATTTGCGACTGACCGTGGTATTATGCTTATTAGCGGTTCTACAAGCCAATGTATTTCGGATATTTTGGACAGTGAATTGGCTTTCTCTATCAATTCTTTACCCCATTTGAATAAATTGGTTAATAATACAAGATTTAATTCAACAGACTTTCAATTTCTAACTTTCCGCGAATTTCTAAAAACATGTAGGATGATTTACGACTATATACACCAGCGTATCATCATTCACACCCCATCATGCACCTATGCCTACTTATATTCAATGGATAGTAAGCAATGGGGAATGATGCATAGTAACATCATGAGTGGTTTAAACTCCTATCCTGACGCACTCGCTATGACTTCAGATAATGATCTCGTCAATTTCTCACAACCTGATGACACAATAGAAGCTATTACTGCATTGGCTGTCACTCGTCCGTTCAAAATAGATGATCCAAACATGTTCAAAACGATAGACACCATCATACAACGCGGATATTTCAAGAGTAGCCATGTCTCACAAGTTCTGTATGGCTCAAATGATTTATTCAACTGGCATGCAGTATGGAGTAGTACCGATAAATATATGCGAGGTTTCCATGGCACACCATACAAAACATTCCGACTTGTACTAATATGCAAACTAGACAAATCTGAAAGTTTATTGGGATTTACCGTTCAATTCAGCCCCCGTATGCTTAATAAACCAAGATAACTTACATAGGTTAGTTTTTCATATTAAGGTTAAGAAAGATTGTTAGTAAAAAAGCCGGAATGCGTGATGCACTCCGGCTCTTCCTTTTATCAGAAAGGTTTCAACTTTCGTTTTATTTTGCCTTTCCGTGAAACAAGGGAAGTCTGTATCTTGATTCGGATATTTCGGGCTTTATCTTCCCAATTGGCTTGGCTGCCGGGATTTGTTATGCTCATCCAGTCGGCAAGAACCTTGCAGACCATATATTCGTGTATCAGATGTTTCAGCAACTTCACGGTAGACAATGAAAATTCCACGGGCAAAACAAGGGTTATGAGATATTCTTCCGGCACGGTCATAACATTATCAAGGGGTTCCTGCTTATCGGAAATTTCTTCTTTCGTATAAGGAAA